CAGGACGACAACAATGCGGAATTGTCAAAGATCTGCAGTATTTACGGCCATGGATATGAAATGTATTATGTAGACGAACTTGGAAATATCGGAATCACTTACCTGGATCCGAGGGAAGCCTTTATGATCTATGATGATTCAGTGCTGAAAAGAGAACGGTATTTTGTTCGACTGTATGTGGATTCAGAGGACGTCCTGCATGGGAGTGTTTCTGATCATACCAGTGTTCGGTGGTTTACACAGAAAGGAAAGATTGTATGGGAAAAAGGAGATAAGATCCATGGATTTGACGGTGTTCCTGCTTCTGAGTATGTGGAAAATAAGGAGCGGATGGGAATTTTCGAACCGGTTCTCACGATGATCAACGCATACAATAAAGCGATTAGTGAGAAAGCCAATGATGTGGATTATTTCGCCGATGCCTATCTGAAGGTTCTCGGAGCTTTGTTGGACAATGAAGGGATTAAGAACATCCGGGATGACCGTGTGATCAATTTTGATGGAGATGCCAATCAGGTCGTTGTGGAATTCCTTCAGAAGCCGGATGGGGACACCACCCAGGAGCATCTGATCGACCGCCTGGAACGGCTGATTTTTGTGATCAGTATGGTGGCAAATATTTCAGATGAGAACTTCGGGACAAGTTCCGGAATTGCCATGAAGTATAAACTGCAGGCGATGAGCAATCTGGAGAAGACAAAAGAGAGAAAATTCACTTCCGGCATGAACCGGCGATATCGTCTGATATTCTCCAATCCGGTTTCTGGAATGAAAAAGGATGATTGGGTGAAAGTACATCCGAAATTCACGCCGAATTTCCCGGCAAACCTGCTGGAAGAGACCCAGATCGCACAGGGGTTGGATGGAATCGTAAGCCAGGATACACAGCTTGGCGTGCTGTCTATTGTAGAAAATGTGCAGCAGGAAAAAGATAAGATAGAAGCTGAGCAGCAGAAGAATCAGGTAGATCCGATTATGCAGCGGATGTTTGGAGGTACAGGCAATGAACAGTCAGGAGTACTGGAAGAAGCGGGAAACGGAAGCGAAAAAGCATAATATTCAGTATGAGGAAGAATATAACCGGCAGATCCAGGAAATCTACGAAAATATGCTGGACCAGATCAACAAGGAGATTAACGGATTCTACGCCCGATATGCCAAAAAAGAAAAGATCACCATGGCAGAAGCAAAAAGGCGGGCGGATCAGCTGGATATCAAAGCATACGAACGCAAGGCGAAAAAGTATGTAGCGACAAAAGATTTTTCCGATCAGGCAAATGAAGAGATGCGGATCTACAATCTGACGATGAAGGTAAACCGCCTGGAACTTCTGAAGGCGAATATCGGACTGGAAATGGTATCCGGGTTTGACGAGATGCAGAAATATTTCGACAAAAAGCTGTCCGAGCGGACAATCGAGGAATTCCGAAGGCAGGCGGGTATTCTAGGCGCGTCTGTCATGGAAAACGGGAAGATGGTACATGCGATTGTCAATGCATCGTTTCAGAACGCCACTTACTCAGAACGAATCTGGGGGTATCAGGGGATGCTGAAAGCTGAGATACAGGGTTTGCTTGTGTCCGGACTGATCGGCGGGAAAAATCCGAATGTGTTGGCGAGACATTTGGAAAAACGTTTTGGTGTCAGCCGGTCGAATGCAGAAAGGCTCATGGTCACGGAATTGGCAAGAGTGCAGACGGAAGCCCAGAAACAGTCTTTTGCCCGAAACGGTTTTGAAGAATATGAGTATGTAGCCTGTAGCAAAACGGATGTGTGCTCCATATGCAAGGCGTTAGACGGGAAGCATTTCAAAATAGAGGATATGATGCCAGGGACCAATGCTCCACCGATGCATCCGCGGTGTCATTGCTCTGTGGCTGCTTATGAAGACAGTGAAGATTATGAGAAATGGCTGGATTTTCTGGAACAGGGTGGTACTACAGAAGAATGGAAGCGTTTAAAGAAAAGTGAAAATCAGACAGGAGGAAAGTGGTACAAGCCATATGATAAGACTGATACCAAAGATGTAGCTGCATCAAAGGCGTACAGAAAGATAAGTAGAAGAAATGATGTAAAAACAATTGCACGCAATTCTGGTTTTTCGGAGCAAGATATTAAACAAATTAAAAGACATATTTTCTACAATAAACATCAAACATATGATGGATATAAGACATTGTATCCAGACTATGATATGGCAGTTGCATGGAACCGATTATATAAAGGTGAACAGCTGGAGAGGGATATTTTGCTTTTACATCATGAACTACTTGAAAGCACCCTTGAGAAGAAGTATAATTTATCTATAGCAGAAGCTCATCGAAGAGCAAAAGAAAGATATGATTGGGAGCAGAAATTACTCGAGGATTTAGAAGAGGGTATGGAAGAGGATGGTTTATTGTAATTACAAGAGTCATACGGATGACACGGTGACATATGCTTACGGAGAAACGATAGATGATATAACCGGTGAATTGATTTTCCATTTTGGAAAAGAAGAGGGAATTGAGATTGTACGAAGACCAGAACGACATGGAGTAATCGGACGTCAGATTCATAGCCTTTACGGTATGCATCGCAAAGAGTTTAAACAGGGGATTTTTAAAGAAAAGATTGCATATGAAGCTTGAGATTGAAATGAGAAAAATGGATGCGATATACAAAAGGATATGTGAAAAGCTTGGTTGTGAACCCAAAGATATTGCAATACCGAACTTTGATACCGAAGATGATTCATGGGAAAGTCCTTTTAAAATATTAGCGGTTGAAGAAATTGATTACCTGTATGAAAATGGATATTTAAATCAAAAATAGACAGCACTGATGATAGGGAGGCAGGAGATATGGCTCAGAACGATTATTTCGTAATTGTATATCAGGTATTGAAATATCTCTATGAATGCCTGAAGAAGGGTGAAAAACCAGAAATATGTTATCTTACGGCAGCTGCCTATAATATTCTTGAAAACTATTGGCAGTATATCATTTTAAGCCTGATTACGGAAGAATATGTGAAAGGTATTACTGTAAACAACACAAAAGATGGTATCCTTTTTGGAGATTTGCCTGATGCCATTATTACACCAAAAGGTATTTCATACCTATTTGAAAATTCGTTGATCGAAAAAAGCCAAACGGACATTGAAAGATGTAAAAGATATGATACCGTTTATTTAGAAAAGCCACTGATCATAATGATTGGTGGTATTTTTATACTCATTTTAGCGCAAGGAGGTAATAGGATTGCAAGATATGAATGTTAGTATTATGGGGACATGTTACGATATTCGTTTTGTAGACGAGTATCCGGAGCGATTGAAAGGCGTGGGAGAATATGCAGATGGTTTGTTTAATCGATGTAATAGAGAAATTTATATTTTGAAAAACAAGGATAAAGATTTTACGGATGAAGGAAGAAAACGACATATGAACCGTGTGCTGAGACATGAAATTATACATGCATATTTGGAAGAGAGCGGTTTATCTGCAAACTCGAATATGATATCCGCTTGGGCGCAAAATGAAGAAATGGTGGATTGGTTAGCAATTCAATCATCGAAAATCTTTGCCACATTTCAGGAGGTGGGATGCCTTGATTGAAGTAACTGTCCGCAAGGATGAAATAAAGATATCCGGACATGCAAATTATGCTGTTTACGGATCAGATATCGTCTGTGCCGGTGTAACAGTACTTGCACAGACACTGATCAAGTCCATAAAGGACCTGACAGACGATAAAATTGAATATGAGATATCTTCCGGGAGGGTGGATATAAAGTATGGGAATCTATCAGAGAAGTCGAAAACTCTGGTGGATTCCTTTTTCATTGGCATCTGTATGATTGCCGAGGAGTTTCCGGAGTATGTCCGGATCATGTAACTGATGTGTCCGAAATGACATAAAACTACAGATTCAGGATGCAACGGCCTGGGCACAAAGAATGGGACGGGGCGGAAAGGACAGAAAAATGAAACACATGAACAACCACTGGAGAGTTCCGATGAGCAATCTGCAGTTATTCGCAGGAGAAGGAGGAGACGGCGGCGGAGATGATGACGGCGACGGATCAGGTCCTGAGGATAAGCCGGTATCTTTTGACGATTTCTTAAAAGAAGAGGGAAATCAGGCGGAGTTTGACCGCAGGGTTCAGAAAGCAGTCAATACAGCAGTGACCAATGCACAGGAAAAATGGAAGGCACTGACTGATGACAAGCTGACAGAGGCGGAAAAACTTGCCAAGATGACCAAAGAGGAGAAAGCAGAGTACAAAAACCGGAAGCTGGAGAAAGAGCTGGAGGACCTGAAGCGGCAGAATGCTGTCACGGAGATGGCAAAGACCGCCAGAAAGATGCTGGCAGATGAAGAAATCAACATTCCGGATGAACTTCTGGGGCATCTGGTATCCGAAAGCGCAGAAGATACCAAGGCAGCAGTGGAAGCATTTTCCAGGATGTACAAAACAGCCGTTCAGGCAGCAGTAAAAGATGCTCTGAAAGGAAATCCACCAAAGGGAGGAACTGGTGGAAAAACGATGACCAAAGAACAGATCATGGCGATCAGCAACCCGGTGGAAAGACAGCGGTTGATTGCTGAAAATATCGCCTTATTTCAGTAAAGGAGAACACCATGCATAAAAGAAAAGTAGCAAAATTAGGGCTGCAGGTATTTGCAGCACCGGACAAT